TACGAAAGAGATAACGTGGGCATCTGTGCGGAGAGCAGCGATTTCTCGCAAACCAAGAGTTACTAGCGCCCCAACGGCCGCCAGGGTGTAATCTTTCTGGTCCGCAACAGTGTTGAACGTTGTTGCCACCTCAAAGAACGGCCACCGTTTCTCCGAATAAACGATGACATCATAGCCTTCGCCCAGGAAACGGTTGAGAGTGTCGTCGCTGATGTCGGCGGTGTCGATATCCACCACGGAGCGGACATACGACCGCATGGTCGAAATATCCACGACTACTCCCTATGGAAGACGCACAGGTCGCTGCCCGCAGGAGGATTCCCTTTACAGGGATCCCCGCTGCGGGTCAGCGCGCTGCACTTATTAACCTCTGGAACAGGGGGTCCGCTGCTCACTGGGTTGACTTGCTGGATGTTGCGGGAGTGTCCCACGGTTTGAGGCCGTGGAGTCGTATCCCGGTAGTTGTCGCCAGCAGGCTGCCCGTATGGGCGTGAGCCAACCTTGTGAGCGTAAGCGAATCCCCGCGCCATTAGCCGTTAGTGATCCCGTACAGGAGTCCCTGACGGGAACGATTGCTGACAGTCAACTGACCGTAGCAAAGCAACTGTGAGAACACAGCGTCTTGGTTGGTAGGACGCACAAACGGCGTCGGCTTGAACCAGACATCGCTGTGAGCCACCAACTGCAGGTACTTCGTGTTGAGGAAGTACATGTAGTTGGCAGTGCAAGCATCATCAAACGTGATGGGTGCACCCTTGAACAGCAGGTTCTGGAACCCGCCGTCAGCCATGTCGGTATCCGTGTAACGGATCTGGTCAACCAGCAATGCTTCGTAGGCTTCATACGCCTGCCTGCGGCAAATGATGATTGTCGGCTGGTCATTACCAACCGAAACGGTGTTGTACATGGAAGCCATCGAAGCCTGCGTAAGAACGCCGCCTTCGTCGGTCTGGGTTGGCTGCCAAAACGAGTTTCCTGCGTCAGCGGAGTTAATGCCGCCTATCGCCGTAGTGGAAACAACGTTGTTTAGGCCGTTCCAGTCTTTGCCGCCATTGCCTGTGCCGTCAGCGAAGAACATGGTGTTCATGTTCTCAATAACGGATTCCTGCGTCTGGAAAATCTTGCCTTCCAGCAGATCGATGATCTGTGCTTCGCCGTTATTCTTGGCTTCTTCGATACCGCTGATTGTCACGGTGGCGGCGTACTGCCCCCACGAATACTCAGCAGCCGAAATGCCTGTCTGAGCCGTGATGTCAATAGTGTCGGTTCCACTGTACGAGCCAGCGGTTGAGTTCGTACCGTAAATGATCGGTACTACGATATTCGCGCCACCACTGATTCGACGAATGGTCTGGCCGTTCGTCAAAGCGTAGAACAACGGCCGGGCACTGAAGATGTTATCTGTCAGTTTCGGGATGTAGTTCTTTAGCGTGGTGGAGAGAATCTCATCAAAGTTGGCGTTTCCCGCCATGATTCTTACTCCTTAGGTCTAGGTGCCGTGTAGTTTTTTGGCCTGGGCAAAAGCCTCACGAATCGACATCGGTTTATCCGATGCCGTGCTAGTGATTACACCAGCCTGACGTGAGGTGCCATTCTCCACGGGGGTGTTGCGCTTCGCCTCGGTTATCTCTCGGTCCTCATGCATTTTCCCTGCATAAGTAGCCAAAGAACCAAAGTTCATATGAGCGTACGCCGCATCCAAGTTCGGAATCCGATTCGACAACGCATGCCTGTAAAGGGCATCCGCATCGAAATCACCGTACTTTTCGTGCAGAACAGAAACTTCTTTTTCCAAAGCCTGCTTTCGTGCCGTCTGCGACTGGGTTGCCACTCTCGCTTCTAAAGAAGCGATGCGCTGCTCCGTAGGATCCGGTTCATCCGCCCACTCATCCGTGGAAGGAACTGCTCGGGTGTCCTCGATGCCGAACGCTGTCGACAATGCAGAAAGCGCACCCTGGGGGTCCGCTTCCAAAGCCGAAACTATTGCCTCGGCCTGCTCCAAACGCTGACGTTCGGATGCCAACTCCTGCGTCTTACGGGTGTAATCCGCCTGTCGTTGGTACCCCTGTTGAAGTTCGCCTAGGGTGACCTCAGACTCCGCACCGTCCACCTTGATGGTGTACGTCGAACTCGTAGGTTCCGCCGCTACCTCTGTTGAAGATTCTGGAGTATCCATCGTAATGGGTTCCGTTCCCTCTGTGTTATGTGGGCACTAGCCCCAGGAGTCCATAGGTTGCTCCTAATACTGTGCGGGATGTGTCCCAAGTTAGCCCAGAGCGGGCAACTCTAAACCCATCTGGCCTTCGAGTTGAGCCATCAACTCGGGTGGCACGCCACCTGTAGGAGCGAAGACGGGAGGCAAACCAGGCCCTGAGGGAGGTTCAGGTCCAGGTTGCCCCCCCGGCGGCAGAGGGCCGCCGTCAAGAGCGGCGGCTTCATCTACCGGCATTTCACCCGGTGGAGGCGGCGGCCCTTGCTGCATTATAAACCTTTGCGGATCCTTGATCCCGAAACCATCCTCCAACACATGCAAAGCCAGTGCCGTCGGATCAATCACTGTTCCCACCAGGGGAGCAACAGCGTTCAGCAACGACACGGCCTGCTGCTTACGGATCGTGTCATTCATCGGCCGTGTTGAACCAGCCTCAACGCTGTAATCGTACTCGCCTAGAATATCGTCACGGCTGTACGGAACCCATAGGGAATCGCCGCCCTTCTTGGCGACACGAGCCATCTCGTCACCAGTCATAAACTGCTGCATCAACTGGATGACCCGACGGCCCATCTCCGAAATCGAAATCTCGATAATCGCCAACTTGTCGGCAGCCCTAGCATTCTGGGCATCAGCAATGATGCTTGCCTCCGTCGCTGTACGCCTGATCTCGGGCATAGCGCCCCTGGCGTACTCCGACACACCCGACACCGTGTTGATGTCATTCTCGATGATCTCGCTGTAAGCGTAAATCTCGGGCGAAATCGGTGTCTGCGGCATTGGGATAATAACATCCGACAACGACTTGTTCTCATCCAGTACCGGAACCATGCGACCATCGTCGTCGGATTCCAGGGCTTCACGCCCTGCCGGCCCAAACGACCGCTCATGGTACAGGTACTTTCTAGCGTACCGCTTCCGGTCATTCATCAACTGGGTGCGGGTCTTATCCAACTCCAACTGGAGAGACTCAATCGATTCCAGGTCACCCATCGGGTAGAACATGTCCGGGATGTCATAGTTGCGGATCATCACAAACGGTTGACCATACGCATACGGCATCGATACCGGATCAATAAGGAAACCATCACTGTTCTCAGAGAACACAGACATCGTGTTCTCCGCAATGTCGTAGAACTCCCAGATAGTGACACGATCCTCGTCGAGGATACGGTCACGCTGGTTCTCGTACTGCGAAGCGTACTGGGAGTTTACTCCAGCGTCAGCATCCAGATTCTTACGAACAGACGGCTTGTACCGCTTATCCTTCTGAGCGTCCTCCAGAGGCCGCATAATCTTCTGAGCGATCCACCTGGCATCATCCATGCAGGTTGCTTCCGGATCAACGAAGATGTCAAATGGGGAAACCCGTTCAACAAACGGCTGATCCTCAATGACCATCATGGCCGTTTCAGGCAGATTAGCGTTGATCTCCTCATCGGTCGGCAACGATGCTGCCAGGTTGGGAGAATCTATAGCGAACTGGTCGACTTCTAAACGGGCTTCCTGCATTAGCAGATCCCGTTCAGGTTCCGCCAAGGAAGTTTCCTGTTCCAGGAACTTCCATCCGACCTTCATCCAGCCGTGACCGAAGATCAAGAAGTCTTTGACAGCACGACGGAACGGCTTACGGAAATCGTGGTGACGCCACAAATGGTTGACGACAGCCTCAACAAAGGCGGCACGGTCACCGTTGGACTCGTCGTTCGCTGTTACAACAATCTTCGGATGGTTCACCGCTACAGACGGTGCAATCACGTTTATTGTCGAAAAGGCCAGGTTTACAGCGACCAGGTCATTACGATTACTTGCTGAACCCCAATGCTTGCCACGGTACAGATCGATCAGACGCCACCAGGTTCTGTCAAAGCCCTGGTCCTCACGCCACCTCTGCGTGCGCTGCAATCGTTGCGTGTACTGCTCGTGCAGTTCGGCCCTAGTCTTCTGAGCCATCAGAAATATACCTTGTCCGGTAGTCTTTCGATATTGCGACCATTGGCTTTCGCCTCCATAGCCGTCTTATTGCCACGCTGCTCACGGGTCAGATGCTGCTCATCAGGTGGCAACTGGGATCGAAAGCCCCGACCAGTATCCACACGGATACCCAACAACTTTTGGCGCCACTCCCACAAATCCGCAAGTTCTGTTTCAGTCTTCGATCCGTTCAGATCGATCACATAATCGCAGAACTCTGGGTAGGAAGCCTCCCTGGGGAGGACCGCCATTACCCGGCGTTGCTGCCGCGCAACTTAGGCTGCGGCTTTGCTGGTTCGATCTTGCCGGACTTGCCATGCTGATTGAATGGTGTCTCACGCACAGAAACCTCACCGTAGCCGCCGGTCTGGTTGGCGTACTTGGAGGTATCGAACCTCTGCTTGGGCGAGTTGGGAACACCTGGACTCCAGATGGGGTTCGCCACGACAGAATCGCCGCGTTTCATCCTGTTGTTCTGCCCCTTAGCACCATCAATGGTCTGGGTGCCGTTGGTGTGCGAAACGAAATTCTTTGCCATAACTACCTCTCGGAGGGAACAAGCATGCCTAATAGCCTGCTCGATGTGTCCCACGTCTAGTGTGCTTGCCAATCTGAAACGGATCCTCGGGCGCGTCATCTTTCAACGCTAGGCGCTTCCACCAGTCAAGTGTCCAGTAATCGTCGACCTTCTCGGCGTACTCCGGGGCATGAGCGAACTTCCGCATCTGGTTTGCCAACGCCAACGACATGACCCGATCATCAAATGGGGAACCCGACATCGACCCCTTCTCGTTGCGTGTAAATGTTCGCAACTCAGCCAACGTGTTCCGATCCCGCAAACCGATCTCCTCATTCTTCAACGCTGTCGCCAAATCGTCGATCATCAACGGTTTCGACGTGCGAGTCGTCTTCCAACCGTATTCCTGCGTCATACGGTTCGAGACACTGTTTAGCGTACGCTTCCGGAACAACCGTGGATAACCCAACTGGCGCAACACCGTAATCGTTGTCAAACCATGATTGTTCGACTCGACGCAACACAACGCATCCCGGTACCACAACCCAAGGTTGAAAACCTCGGCAGCCAACTCGTCAGGGGCGATACGCCCATGCCAGATAGCGACCTGCTCACCAGTGTTCAGATCCAGCACCTGGATGCACGAATAGTCGCCGTGCCCCAAACCTTCCGCCGTGTCAACACCCATCACATAGCCATGCATTGCTTCCGGAGGTGACCAGACTTCCAGATTCATGCCCTGAACTCCACAACTCTCGGCATCACAGAATGAAGATAACCGACTTCGCCACGCCGGCAAGCCGCCGCAAGAGCATCCAACACATCCAAATCGAACACAGGGTTACCTGACCGGACAAACGCTTCTTCCGCCGTGGTCGGATACTCCTGAGCCAACTGCCAGGGCAGCATCGACTGCTGCTTTTCCTCATACCACGATTCGTCCCGGTCCTCTGTCGCAGACCACGGAAAAAACATGGAAGCAAACTTGTTGTTCGACGTTGAAGCACCCACCCACAAGTTGTGGAAAAAGTTGCCTGAACCATTCGCTGTAGACAACCCGATGATACGGCCACCCACATCCGCCACAGGTTCAATAGAAGCCCATGCTTCCTCAGGGTTCGGCAAGAACGCCCACTCATCGACAACGATCAGCGTGGCGGACTCGCCACGCGCCGGATCAGACGCAGACGGCATCGACGTGATCTGTGACCCATTGTCGAACGCCATGCGTTGCTGATGCTCCAACAATGACCTGGGGCCACGCTCCACCATCCACAAAGGCAGATGTGAGAACCCGTACTTCGTTTTCCGCAGCAACAACACCGCTTCACGCTCAGTGCGAGACAAATCGATCACATTCTGATCTGCGTGAAAAAACGCCAACCAAAACTGGTGCGCTGATACCAGAGTCGTCCACCCGATCTGACGGGCTTTCAACGTCAACGAATAACGGTTATCAGCCCAGTGTTCTAAAGCGAAAGACTGGGCGTCCCGAAGATCAAATAGTATTCGACCATAAGCAGGATGGGCAATATGCCAATACATGCGTAGGAAGTACGACTCATCGCGTCGACACTTCCGCCACTCCGCCTCCTGGCGGAGTTCCGATAAACGCGACATTCACTCAGCCGCACCATTCAACTCCGGCATCTCGACAAGACGCAACTTCGGAGTCCACTCGTTACGCCACATTGAAGGAGGATGGTTTTCTTCCACCAGGGCTTTGACCTCGCTGCTGTCATACATGCGAACCACATGGTAGCAAGGCTCACCACCATCCCACAAAGCCATATCCTCGGCTTCCGTGGTCGGATCCCCGTCATGGACAGCGCACACTGGAGGGCCACAGAATCCCTGCTTGATACCCTCAGCCATCCACTCATCAAAAATGGTTTCACGCAAACGACCCACAAAGCCTCCCTAGAATCGGAACAGTTGCTGCAACACCTTGCCTACAGCAAACACCATCGTAGCACACAAGAATACACCCAGGGCGATACCTAGGATCGCTGCAACATCAACTATCCGCAGGCGTCGCATGACTCCGGGTTCTCCAACCCGGACACCTCAATAGGTGTATCACTGTGAAACGGGTTTCCGAACGGATCTAAAACAGGTCGTTCCCCAAAGGCTTCATCGCGCCAATCCTGGTTCTCATCTCCTGGCAACACTTTCCCACCCAACAAGGGCCTCCTTTAGCATGCATAGCGAACACTTCACGACGTACCTTAGCACGCTCCAACGACCGCTCAGAGCGCAGCACAGTCAACTTCCTACGGCGCGCTGTACGCATCATTGAGATGCCAACGCAGCGCCACCACCCAGAATCACAGGGGCCAGAGGCGATCCGACCCCGGTTCCAGCGGCCAGCGCCGCTGCAACAGCCAACGCCACCATCGTCGCCGTCTTCGGATCAATGTCTGGTACAGCACCCATCACAGCGTTCCATATCGACGACATCGTCGATGAGTTCGGATTGAGAACTTCCTCATTGTCACCACGGATCTTCTCAATCCATTCCTTACCGGTCTGACGTTCCTCGTCAGTCATCGGCTCCGGAGAAACATAATCAGGGACAGGCCCCTCCGGGTTTGACCTCCCGATGCGGCCAGGCTCACCCGCCATCGCATGAAACCCAGGCGGTGCCCCCTCAGGCGCAGGCTTCAGATGCCCTTCGCCACGACTCTCCAACGCTGCCTTACGAGCCGCAGGATCAGACAAATCGATACTCTCAACCCCAGGTGGCCGCACATCAGGAGGCTCCTGCTCCTCGATCAGACGCTCCAGTTCCTCGATCTGATCCAACAGATCGTCCCGTTCACGGTTATACGGAGCATTCGGAGCATCAGGTGCCAGACCCTCATACTTGACAACCAGGTCGTCACGCTGATTCTTCAACCGCTTCAACCCCAGGTTACCTACACCCCCAACCCCCATCAAAGATGCAGCAGTCTCCCGTGGATCTGGCAACGACATAGACCGATCAGGTTTACTCGACTGAGGATTCGGCCCATGCTGAGAAACAAGACTAATCCCCATCAGGCACCGACACATCCCGAAACTCAGCCACCAAAGACTCTAACTCGTCAGCCAACTCGGAATCCGACAAGCCAGTAGCGTCACGGTCATCATCAACGATCAGGCGACGCTTCGGAGTGAACTTCTCCACATACTGAAGGTACAGTGAAGCAGCCTTCACATCCCCGCCAGCAGCGGCACCATACAGAGCGTCAATAACCGCCTGAGTGCGCTCAGGGTGAACATTTAGTTCAGCGGCCCGGCGGTCCCACTCCCGGACAAAACGAACATCTCGCTTGATCCGACGAATCGAATCCTCATGCATATCGTTTTCGACAGCCCAAGCCTTCTGAGTTGCCGGTGTACGCTCCGGTCCCGCCAACACCCACTCCAAGAGTGAACGCCACCGATCCGGCATCGACTGCACACCCGACTCCTCATCAGTCGACCATCCTCGTCCCCCACCATTCTGTGCCATTCGCAGTACCTCCATAGACCTACCTAAAGCGTCCCAAATGGAATGGTGGGACAAACCTACGGTAGTGTGGGGGGGGGGGGGGGGGGCGGGGGGGGCCCCCCCCCCCCCCCCCCCCGCC